AAACTTTGTTGATCCATTGAACATTTGTTTGCTTAAATTATTGAAAACTTCTAGGTTTGTCATAATTATCTCCTATTAAAGCAAGTTAATTGACCCATCCACATGATGCAGTCTTGGAGATATATAAAGATTATTTATTAATTTTCAAGTACTGATTTTTCTCTTGTAATATGGCCAACAACTGTGCCTTTATGAATACCTTCTTTAATTCTATATCCATGTGTGCCACTACCATTAATCTCAACTTCTTTTCTACTTTTTAACAATGCATTGTTTTTCTTTTCTATTTCTTTATTTTGATAGTTTCTTGCTATCATATGATCCGTAAAACTTATTGTGTGTATTTCTTGTAAATCATTTTCTCTATCTAAAAATTTATATTCTATTTTTGAAGTATCAAAATCTTTTTTAATTTTATTACATATTGTTTCAGGATCAAATTCACCACATGAATAAACATCAAACTGTAATAATGCTGGATTAGGTTCATCCCAAACATGCATTACTATATGAGATGTTTCTATAATTGCAGCTCCTGTAATTCCACGATTACCAATCATGTTAGAATATTTAATATATGGTCCCATCATCACTTTCATTCCAATTTCTTTTATAAATTTTTCAAACCACCACTTTAGATAATCTTCTTCCATCGGAGGATTGTATGCTTCTGCTCTTATAATAAGATGTTTGTGAACTAAAACTTTATTATCCATAAGCGCCTAATATAGTTTTTTAAAACTATAATCAATGGTTTATTTTAATAAATTGAAAGATAGTGTTAGTAACAATGCTATGGTTGATCCAAGTCCACCAATGATCCACCAAGTTAATTTGTCAAACTTTCTTTCAAAATTGGAATGTTTTTCTGAAGATTCTTGTCTTAACTCTTGTATATCTCTTTTAACCCCAGTTATGTGGCCATAAAGAGCTACAATATGTTCTCCAGTTGTTTCTGGTTTTTTTCCGTTACCCATTACGCTAATCCTTGTTGTCTTAATCTAATTGCTTTTTCAGCATCCGTTAATAACCCAGTTTCAGTTGCTGTCAAGCCTGTTTGTAAACCAGGAACTACTGGTGGTTTAGATACTACTTGTGGATTTGGTTGTGGTTGTAGTGGTAATGGTTGTACATTAACTGGTCCCTCGCTTCTCGGTCCTAGCAACGAAGGTCTGTCACCATTTAAGTAATCATCAATATTAATATAGTTACCTAAATTTTCTCCTAACGGAACTCTAGACATTTCATTAATCATTCTTGATAAACTGTTTAATGTTTCATTACTTAATGTTCTAGGTATTTCAATGTTATCAAATTCAGTAGATAATTCTTTATATATCTCTTCAGTTTTTTGTCTTAACGGTTTACTTATACTGTATGGTTTAAATTTATCTGATTCTAAATATTTATAATCTTTTAATAAATTTCTATCGTTGTATACTTTAGCTAACTGATTTTTATTTACATTTAATGTTTCAGCCATTTCATTTGTAATTTTTAAATTACTCATAGCTTCATATTTTTTTCTATTAGCGTAATAGAATTTTTCTATAAAATCATCACCATATTCAACACCACCTTTTTGTGCAGGCACCGTAAATATTTTACGAGCATCAGCAACTGCTTTTTGATATTCATTTAATTTAAAATCCATTTTTTTAAGTGGCTCTAATTTAATTTGTCTTAAACCATAAAAACCAGCTACTTCATCATCAATTTCATATTTTTCACCTCTTTCACCAGGTTCTCCTGTAATTGCTTTTTTTAAACGAACGGATTGTTTATAAGATCCTGGCGCAGTTTGTTCTATAAAATATTTTAAAGCTTCTATTACTTTATCAGGATTATCCATTTCTGGATTCCATAATCTTCTACCATCTGGCGTTACACCTTTTCTAATTACTAAATTGTTAAATGTTTCTAGCCAAATAGATTCACTAATAAATGGTTCCATTAACTTACCAATTCCTCTAATTAATCCTTTATATGTTGCAGGAATAATTGGAGCTTTTGGATCATATCCAGTTGATATATTAATTTCTGCAATAATAGATTGGAAAGGAGATGTTAAAGTATCGTAAACAAATGATCCACTTCCATCTATATATTTAAAATTACCATCAGCATCTTGTGTTAATATAAGAGTTGAGTTTCTAGAAAAATCAGGAACAAAAAATCTAGAAGCCGCTACCATTTTATTTGTAATACCAAATGCTCCATGTACCATAGATTGAATAGCAGGTAATGCAGCTGCAGTAACAGTTCCAAAAGTCATCATTCTTTTTACACCTTGTGAATGAAGTACAGGATCTCTTATTTCTTTTTGTGCAAGTTCAAATGTTTTTAATCCAGATCTTATAACTGATGCAGGCCAAGACATAAAGTTTCCAAGCGGAGTTCTTCTCATTGATTTAACAAAATCGCCTACATACCCATAATTTGGTAAAGTATCTCTTACAACTTTTGTAGCTTGTTTCATAATTTGTAAATCAGAAGGCATATTTTTAAGTTTCCCTGATTTAACGGCATTAGTGTAAAGGTTTTTGTAATTATCAAATTCAGCAAATGTACTATAGACTTTCCAAATATCGTCTTCAGCAACATATAAATCAAAAGCAAATTTATATATATCTTTCATTTTATTTCCAAATTTTCCAAATAGTCTAGAATATACATCACCTGTTTTAGACATATCATCCATTAAACCAGATATATCAGTAGCGATAGCACTTGAGCTCATAATACCTTCTTCCATTAAAAATCTGGCCATTGCTTGATCTTTTGGTAAGTTTCTGTAAATTAATTGTGGTTGAATTGTATTAAAAGCTCGTTTAAAATTATCAACTATTTTTCTAGGATCTTTAAATAAATTACCGTTTGCTAAAACAAATTGTCCTTGAGTTATAAAATTCCTTGTATGAGTAAATGGACCTAACACAGTTTTTGAAATTTGTGTTAATCCTTTTGGAATAAGAACTAAATGTTGATACCAAGTATTTCTTGCTAGTTCATCAAATAATATTTTTTCAGAAAAATTTAAAGCATCAGCATATGGTTTAGAAGTATACTTACCATTTAATGGATTTGTATAAACTTCTTCTCCTATTGGAGATTTTATATTTAATCCGCCTTTAGTAGTTATAATATCTTCACCACCTATAGTATTTCTTAATCCACTTCTTGCAGCTGTTGGACTATCATAAAACACTCCAGGTCTTTTTTGTTTTATTAAATCATCATTAAGTTTTAAAATATTATTATAAAATGTATCTTTTGCAGTAAGTGTTGAAAGATCAGACATTGTACTTATAATTGTATTCCTTAAATCTCTTTTTTGTCCGAATAATCTTTGAAATTTTCTAACATCTTCTTCTTTTTTAAAAAATTCACTTGGTTTAAATCTTCCACCTTCAAAACTTTTAGCCATGTTAATATATTGTATTCCATCTTCTGCTAATACACTTTGATTATATAAAGGAAATTCTGGAGCCCCTGTTAAAGGATCTCTTCTTACTTCTTTTAATATTGTTTTTAATTGATCATCTAATTGTTCATCAGTTAATCTAACTCCATTTTGAGCTGCATAACGTCCTAATACTTGTTTTGCTTCATCTAAATTAGATTGAATTGGTTTATAATTTAACCATGGAAACAATTTAAAATTATCTTCAAATATTCTATATTCCGATGTCCAAACGTTTTGCATTCTTTCAGACATAATTTTAGCAAATTCATTAGCTGCTACATTTATATTACCACCACCAAAAAATGTATTCTTATAATTATTAAATGCATTTCTTGCATTTGCAAGTTGTGCAATTAATCTTTCTATCTGATCAGAAGCTAATCCTACTTCTGTTGATGCAAATTTTTTAAATTCAGATAATTTTTTAGGATCAAAACCTTTAAATAAAAATTCTTTTCCTTTAATAACATCGTTACCTGTAACAAGTAATTCATCCATTCTTCCAATTAATCTTTTTAACTCTGGTGTTCCTTTACTTATACCAGCTTCTTTTGAAATTTTAAGAAGTGCTGCATCTATGTCTTTTATTAAATCTATACCCTGTACTTGCCCTGCAGACATTTTACCTTTAACTCTTTGCATTTCTTCAAAAAGTTCTTCTGATTTTACTCCTCTTGATCTAAATGGGGATACAAGATATTTTTCAATCCATCTATTTAAATCATCATTACTTGCGTAAACATCTTTTGATTGTTTATTTACAATGTTACCAATTTTTCCACCTATAAATAAAATTGGCCAAGTTATTAAACCTTGTTCTATTCCTAGTTTAGTTCTATTCCAAAGTCTTCTAGCTGCTTCATCTCTTGGATCTTGTTTTCTTTCTCTATCTAATCCAAGAACTCCTAATGTTCCTTCAAATCTTGTTCCCTTTAATAATTCAGATAATGTTCCAAACTCTTCAGGATCTGCAACAGCAGCCATACCAAGACCACCACCAATCATAAAAGATGCAAACTTTTGTTTACCACTTAATTGATTTAATCTTAATGCTTCTTTTGTTGCTCGTTCTAAATTCTTGCTACCTGTCGCTACTTGATTTAATTTAGCTGCTTGAAAATATCTATTTGCAGTTTTAAATCCCCAATCGGTTAACATTTGAGTTGGTTTAGCAAGTCCAAATATTTGAACTGCTGCTGAAGTTAATTTACCTGCAGCATCTTGAAATGCAATGTCCTCTGCCTCTGTACCAATTTTACCAATGATACTATCGTTAAAATATTTTTCTACTTTTGCAACTGCACTTTTATCTGGAGAAACTCCAGATCCCCTTGCAAAATCAATTACTTCTGATGCAATGTTAACTGGAAATTTAACTAGTTTAACATTTCCATCTATTAATCCAGCAACCATTGATTCAGTTGTTGAAAAATTATCTACAGGTTCTACTTCTTTACCTGTTGCTTTTCTATAAAGTCTTTCAACAACTCTTTGAGCAGGTATTCCAAAATCACCTTGTAATTCTATATCAGGACCAAATATAGCAGCTTCTAATTTAGATCTATCTTTATATTTAGGACCTTGTGCAAGTCTTTCTGCAATTGTAGGTTCTCGACGCTCGACTGTAGGTTTTGGTGCCTTATAACTTAAACCATCTGGAGTTGGTTCAACCGGAAATTCACTGTATTGTGGAAAATCTTTTTCTGATATTTCTTTATCTACTTTAGAAAATACTTGATTATCTTCTGCATTCTTTAATTCTTCAATGCTTTCGAAGTTTTCTTCTTGCATAAAACTCCTATTCTAATGACTGAACAAATCTAAAAGTATTTGATCCTGCGTATTTATAAGCGTTTCTTGAATTAATATCTATGTAGATTTTGCCTACTTTATATATTTTATCTATATTTTGTGGAGGTGTTGCAATTTGCGCATCTGTTGAATTAGGTTTTTGAACTAATTCACTTTTTACTGAATCACCAATAAATGTATTTCCTAAATCTACATTCTTTTCTTCTTTACCTAATTTAGGTATACCTAATTCAAAGAGTGTTGCTTTAACTCTTTTAACTCCAGCAGAATCTGTTTCAAATGATTTTTCTCTTGCAGCAATTCTCTCTTCAGGTGTAGTTCCTTTTTTCTCTGCTCTTATTCTCATAAGTTCTGCTAATGCTGTCTTCATATTTGGATATTTTTCAGGATATTGTTCAACAAGTAATCTTGCTTCTTTTTCTAATGCAACTTTAGAGTCGCTTTTAGAAAGCGCACCCATTAATTTTAATTTTAATAATCTATCTGTGTCTATATCTGCGTATAATTGTTCTGTAGGTTTTTTAGCAGCTTCAGCAGCGGTTGTTAACGCACCAAATTTACCACCTCTTGGCCTAGCTGACATATAATTTAAACCAAAGTTAATTAAAAATTTACCAAGTGGATCTGGTCTATTACCTAAATATTCTTTAAGTAATACATCTCCATATGAACCTTCTTCTATATCTTGTCCAAGAGCTTTGTATGTTTTATTTTTTTGCCGTATATTATTTGTTTCAGATTTAATTTGTGGGATATTAATATTAGAAGTAATTGTTCCACTTTGTAAAAGACTTTCATCATTACCAACTTCTTCTTCATTTACAAAACCAGCTTCTTCATATTTTTTTCTAGGTACAGACATTATACCTTCATTTGCTGATCCACCTCTGAACATTGGTCTTCTTAATATTCTAGACATGATTATTTAAATTATTTTAACTTGTGTAGGTTGAAAAGATCTATAAATACCAGCTAATGTAGCAAGAGTTCCTAATCCTGTTTGTAAAGCAGAAGGTGAAGGAGCTATAGTTTGTTGAGTTGCTTGTGGATATCCTTGAATTAAAGGTGCAATACCTGCTCCGTATGCTTGTGCAGTTTGTAATGGTTGATATATTCTTTGATATTCTAATTGTTTTTGTGCTTCTAATTGTGCTTGTTGTTGAGCTTGTTGTTGTTGACCTAATGCACTAAGTCCTGAAATTTGTGCACCTAATAATCCTTGAGCCTGACCCGCTAATCCTAATTGTTGACTATATTGATTAGCAGCTAAATTTTGAGCTTGAGCAAATCCTTGTTGTCTTAATTGTGCTTCAAGTAAAGCTCTATTTAAATCTGATTGTGTTTGATATTCCGCTCTTTGAACACCTTCTCTTCCTCCACCATATGCACCTTGTGCTATTGCTTGTGCTGCTAACGCAGGTAAACCTTTTTGTGCCTGAATGTCATATTGTCTTAAAGTTGCATTGATAACATCTTGTTGATATGGAGACATATACTGTTGATATGCAGTAGGTCCTGTTGCAGCTTCTGCTGCTTGTAAATAAGGTTGATATGCACCAAGTCCTTGTCCTAATTGTTGTGCTTGTTGTTGAAGTGCACTTTGTGGTGCAACAAATTGTGGCCCATAAATTTTAGATACATCTAAATCTTTTAATCCACCAATAGCTGATGTTAATTGTTCACCATAAGTTTTACCTAAAGCTTCTATAAACGGTGCAGGTAATGTTTGTGTTTGTGTAATCTCAGCCATTATGCTCTAGCTCCTCGTTCCATTTTCATGCCTTTTGATTCTAATTGTTTCATTAATTTATACATTTTAGCAGCCCCTCGTCTCGCGCTTCCATCACCTGCAGCCTTGACTGCACGTGAAGTGAATACGAATTCATCTTTTGCAAGCATTGCAGGAACATCATCTACTCGTTCCTTTTTGCCATATGGAATGTATCCACCTGTTTTTCTTGCATCTAATTCTATAATACCACCTTCAATTTGTCTAGCAGGGGGAATCATTGAACCACCTTTTGCATATCCCATTATACCACCATTAGCTGCCATAGTTGTAGCAAATGGATTTACCGCACCTTCTCTTTGATAAAAAGAAGGATTAGTTATTCTTAAATTTCTTCCGTATTGAGTTACATAACCTTGAGCTTCTTGTAATCGTTTAGCATAAGAAGCATCATCTTCACCTTCATTTCTAGGCATACCTAATTGAGCACCTAGTGAAGCCAAGTTTGCAACAGTAAGGGCAGTAGATAATTTATTTTTATTTGCATAATCTAATGCTTCAGAACCTAAATTTGTAATACTAGAAAGACCTTGTTGAGCTAATGATTTAATTCCTGATACTGATGGATCCATTGCTACAGCTTTTGCTGTTTCAAAAAAACTAGGTGTTGCCGCTGCTAATGCATCAGCTGTTATTGATGTCGCTGCTGGTAATGCTAAAGATCCTGCAGTTGTTAATCCACCTGCAGTTGCGGGTAATGCTGTTCCAACAGATGCTGCTGTTGGCATTACTAAAGAACCTGTTCCTGCAGTTAAAGATGTACCAAGTCCACCTAATCCTGCTTCTGTTAATGCCGCTGTTTCTAATGCTGTTGTTCCTGCTCCTGCCGCTGTTCCTGCACCAAGCCCTGAAAGAATTCCTGGGTTCATCATTAAATATGCTCCACCAGCAAGTAAAGCTAATTTACCAATATCACTTTTAACAACTGATTTAACTGCTTTAGCTACTCCTTTTACAACTCCTGAAACTGCTTTTGCCGCTCCTTTAAATACACTTCCAATTGCTTTACCTATTCCTCCAAAACCATAACCTTGTCTATAAGCATATCCTGCAATACCACCACCTGCCATAGCTTGTACTTCTTCTTGTTCCAATTGATCTGCAAATGCTTCAACTGCCGGTTCACCACCTTGAGCAAATATTTGTATAATTTGTAATGCTAACTGTTGAGCTTGTTCTGGTGGAACACCATTTTCAATTAATAATTTTGTAATTATTTCTACTGCTTGAGCCGGATCCATTTGATTAAGTTGTTCCATTTCAGATCCTTGCGATGGAATTGTAACACCACCTGCTTCATATCCAAATCTTGAAAATGTAGTTGCTAATGGAGATGCCATGTTATTAGCAGGTTCTCCAATTGATTTTTCTGCTTGATCTAAAAGACCACCTATATTTTCTATTCTTGGAATGATTGGTTCTTCTGCTTTATAAAATTCTGTTAATCCACCTTCTTGATAACCTGGTCTTGATAATGAAGTTCCACCTGCTTGATTAAGTCTTGTCTGTCCATAATTTAATAATGGACTAGATGTTGCACTACCAGTTGTAGTAAACATAGGTTGTTGTTGTTGTGGCACTTGTAATGGTTGACCATAATCCATTGGCATAGTGCTAATGCCACCTAATTGATAACCAAGTCTTGCAATACCACCTGATGCCATTTGCATCATGCTTCGTGGTTGTGTTTGTTGATTATAAGCCTGTAATCCTTGACCAATAATTGTGTCTGCTTGGTCAGGGCTTAATCCTTGTTGGTTTATAAAAAAATCTCGTGCCGTAGCTATAGAATCCATATTTTTAATTAATTAGTTATTAATAGCAGGCACAGAGTCCTGAAAACGTATACTTTACTTGTTTTTCTGTGAATCGTCAACGGGTTTAAATTCGAGATTATCTTTTAATTTACCATTATATTGATACTCACCAACATGGGTTATGTAATCATCTATATAACAATAACATTTACCACCAATTAAAGACCATTTTCTACAAAATCCAAAGTCTTCTCCATAATATTTTTTAGATTCTGGTACAAAAATAGTATCAAAAAAATTATACATATTAGGATTTTTTTGTGTCTTTCCATTTATAATAGTGTCTTGATCAATTTTAAGATCAGGATAAGCTTTAATCATTTTATCAAATACTTGTCTTTTAATTAACATACATCCTGTTGGAGCATGAGATACTTCAATTAAACCATCTACAACACTTATTTCTTTTTTATTTTCATCCATTAAATTATCCATTTTAATTGGATAGATAAACCCAGCTCGCATTAACTCTTCTTTTGTTTTAATTTTACCAAGTTCTAATCTTTCCCATATTTGCTCCCAATGAATATGTTTCATAGGATATGGGCAAGCTATTACTTCTTTATCAAATTTTAACATCTTTATTATAGTATCAAATTTAAAATCAATATCTGAATCTATAAATAATAAATGTGTATAATTCATTGGATCATTTAAATAATTAGAAACACATAAATTTCTTCCTTGTGTAACTAATGATGATTTAAGTAATGAAAAAGAAACCATGATTCCATTCATCATACATGCTTGTTGAAATTTTAATAAAGCTTGCGTGTAATGAATTGAACATTCATTATGTACTGGCGTTGCTACATAGATTCTAGTTTCAGGTTCTTTTAACTTTGTAGTAAAGTCATTTGTTTCTGTTTTAAACCATATTGGTTTACTTGGATCTTGCATTGATTACTCCTTGTAAAAATTTGTTCCATAATATTTTTCTAAGCTCCCATGAATAAAATTTATTTGTAAATTCTATTTGCATTTTTAAATGATCCTTGGTTCCCGTTTCTCCAAGCATGTTTGCAGCTGCATCAATCACCGATGCAAATGTATGTGCAAGTTTAATGTAATTTTTTTCAAATGGTAAATAGGTTACAAACTCTGATCCTGTTTCAAATAGAGCACCATAATCAGTTGTAATACAATAAAGACCTGCAGCCATAGCTTCTATTAATGCAATACAAGATGTTTCTTCCCATATGTTTGGATATACAAACATATGATAATTTTTTAAATTTTCTTTAATGTATTCATTAGGTTTATATCCAATATAACTTACATTCTTTAATGCTGCTGCTTGATTATAAAGTCCTTGAAATTTATCATCATTAGCTGATTTAAATTGATCACCATAAACTTGTGTTGAAGAATATACATCTAAATGTACATTTTTATTTTTAACAAGTTGCATTGCACCAAGAAGTACACTTAAACCTCTCCATGGAGTTGAAGTATAAATTAATTTAATAGGATCGCCTTTATTGTAATCTAATGATCTTGTTTCAATTTTATCTATAGCATTTTTTATAACTAAAGATTTTTCTGTTGGTATATCAAACATCATTCTAAATTTTTCATAACACCAATGAGAGTTAAATACATACCAATCATATTTTTTATGATTATCTTTATTTTGAAACCAAGGCGCCAAATTAGGCTGGTCATATGAATTTTGTTGCCAAAGTATATTTGGTTTTGTTGGATGTAATGGTATTTTTTCAGGCACAGATGTTGTAATCTGCACTTTATCTAAAAGATCTTTATCTACAAATCTTTCTAATAATTCTACCTGTAGTTCTGTACCGCCTCTTGGATTCATTTATTATTAAATATCTTATTCATTAAATCTAATCCTTTGTTAGTTACCATAACATTTAAATCTTTTTGCAAATCTTCCATTGTATTTTCTTTTAGAAATTCTTCCATGTTTTCGTAAGTTTTACCTGTCTTTTTACTTTTAATAATTTCTTTTGTCTTACATTCTATTTTAATTACTTCACCCATTTTCACCTGACCTTGTTAGTAATGCATATGAAATTTGACCTGATATAAAATTAGCACCTGCTGCTTGAAATTCTAAATAGTCTCCTTCTTCTAATACTAGTGCATTATGTATTGCATTATCATTAGAATTCGCTGCAACTTTAGTATGATAAAATTTATAAGTGGTTGATGTAGAAGAATCTGTAAAATAATAATTTACTTCAACTGTATTAGTATGATCATTTGCAACTGATATTTCTTTTATAATTGCAACGGTAGAAGTATTAATATTTAACACAGTTGTTAAATTACTTGTGGTTAAATCATAACCTTGGTTTTTATAAAATATAGTCATTAATTTCTAGGTCCACTAAATATAAACCAACTAAATGCTTCTAGTTCATCTTTTAATTCTTTTTGAAAACTAAAATTTAATTGATCTTTCATTGTGTTAACTGCCTCTAAAATTTGTCTTTGATTATTAACATCATAGTTATCAGATGGTTCTGGTATATTTGCTGTTATTTTTGCCATTATCTTCTTCCTCCTGCTTCAATGTCTAATCTTAAAGTTCCGTATCTCCAAGTTTCATCCACTGCGTCATTTTCTATTTTTAAACTTACTTGTCTTCCTCTCACTCTGGTATCTACTTTACTAGTTGAAGAGGTAATTGTAAAGGGTCCAGTAATTAAAGGTGGAGTTGTAGAAGGTGTTGATTCACTATTAGATGGATAATCTCTAAAATATAAAGTTATTTTTGCATTACCTTCTAGACTTTTGAAATCTGGAATAAATCTTTTAACACGCATAATTAATTGACCGTCTCCACCTAATCCTTGTTCCGATATATCATAGTCTCCAGATTTAACGTAAGCAGCAATAGCTGTTGCAGTTCCATTAGAATCTACTTCATTCACACCCGTTTCATGTGCCCAGTATTTACTTGCACCATAAGCATTTGTTACACCATTAATAGTTGGAAATGTTGGAGTTGCATTTGTTGTAAACTCCGTTGCATAAGGCAATGTATAAGTAATGGAATCTTCATAAGTTGTTCTAGATAATGTTCCTGTTGCCCAAGTATTTTCTGTAAAATTATAAACTACGTTTCTATCTATTTGATTGGAAGTTGCTTGAGGATAATACCAACCTACCTCATTAAATAATGAATTGTGATATGCATAAACTAATTGACTTGCATTATAATTAATTCCTAAATTATCGCCCGTTGTTGTAAATACATAGTCTTCAACAAGAGATGGTATTTGTTTAACGGTACCATCAAATGCAAAAAAACCACCTCCAAATCCCATCCAAAATACAGCTCCCTCTGCATAAACCAATGCATGTTGACCAATACATCCACAATTAGTTCCAACTTGTCTTACAGAGAATGTAAATGGAGGACCAACAAACTGAATAACATAAGCTGCTTGATCCGTTAAAACTAATATATAATCTTTACCTTGCACAGCTCCTATAATCTCGTTTCCCGTATCTAGTCTAAAAGTTCCTGCCGTATTAGTCACTTTTGGATTCCAACTATTAATATCTTCTTGATTTGAAAATCTTATAAACATTGGATCAAAGGTGGTAGTATCTCCAATCGTTGTTTCGGTTCCAAGTGCAAATAAATGTCTATCTCTATCGGATACTAATGTCATAACAGATTTTGTTGGAGCATTTGTAACGATAGTAGCTCGAGTCGTTAATGCGCCAACTGCAGAAGGGTCCCATGAAAATGTTTTACCATTTTTAATAGTTGCAATTAGAATCTGGCCATAATTATCGAGTGACCAGGAGCCAGGAGCGAGGCTAACTGTTGTAGTAGATCTTTCAGTTCCCCACGTAGAAGCTCCCCATTTTCCAGCTCCCCAACCATAAGCTGCAGTTTGTGTTACAGGTCCAATTGTTTCATATGCTTGAAAAGATAAAGTTCCACCAGTTGAAACTCCAGTTCCTGTTTCAGTTGTTGGCATTGTAAGAGTAAAAGTAGAAGAAGTTGGAACTGTTTTTACTTCAAATGGATTTGTAGTAAAACTACCTGAAGTGTAACTTGTGGTTGGTGATCCTGGAGTTGTTGCTGCAGAAAATATTATATAATCTCCAATAGACAATCCGTGATTTGATTTTGTAATTGTAACAGTTGCTGATCCTGTTGTGGATGTATAAGTACAACCAGTTACTGCAGTTTGAACTGGAGTTATATCATAAAATTGTTGTTGATAATAAATAACTAATAATTTTGAAGTTCCAATTGCAGCGTATTTTTTACCATTTAATGCAGTCCAAGTTAATTGTTCTCTGGCAGGACCTGCCATAGTTGTAGATACAAGTTGTTCCCAACCACCTATTTTTTGAGGTTCACCATAACGAAACCTAATATTATCGCCCTCAATCCATTGCCCTTCAGCTCCGGTTGCAGTTTGTTGTTTATTAAATCCAGGTTTAAATTGTATTTTTTGTAGGGGCATACTTGAATTATATACGCCTTTTTGCTATTATACAACGCAGAAATTTATGAATTTTCCTTTATATGTACATATACCAAAAAATGCAGGCATATCAATTAAAACAACTTTAATGGAAAATTTTAATTATCCTTCTATCTTTAATGGTCACCTAACATGTCAACAATTAAAAACTAGAGCGAATCTAAATAATTATAAATATGATTTACTTTTTACATCTATAAGAAATCCATATTCAAGAATATTAAGTATTTATTTTTTTTTAAAAGAAAAAATGAAAAACTATATTCATTATTATTTAAACAATGATTTGACAATTCCATTTAAAGTTTATTCATTTAAACATTTTGTAAATTATTTTCTATTTAAAAATGAAGTAAATTTTCATTATATGAATACATACATGTTTCTTCCTCAAAAAACATGGTTAGATACCAATGATAACGTAGAAATATTTAAAATTGAAAAAATATCTAAGTTAGAGAAAATATTAAATAAAAAATTAAAATTTTTAAATAAACTTAATTATAATAAAGATTTAAAATATTATTATGATAAAGATACTCGAAACCTTGTATATCGTAATTTTGAAATAGATTTTGATATTTTTAAATACCCATCTCTTTTCTAATCTTTGTTGCAGATATTTTTTGAATCTGTTTTGGTAATATAATCTCTTCAATCTTATAACCAACGTCTCGACCATAACAAATATTGGTTATATTTGCAACTTTGATAACTTCAAATTTACCTACATAATCTTTTAGTTTTTCTTCAATTCGTTTCTTTATATCTTCAAATTCAAATGGATTATTATTTGACTTTGGCATGGTTCTAACCATAATTTGCACCTGTCCAGTTTTTTTTAATATCTTTTTAAATAAAGCTAAATGACCATCGTGAAACGGTTGCCATCGTCCTAACATTTGTGCAGTTGGTTTAGAATAATTCACATTATGCCTTATCTATAAAAAAATACATTAATTGTGCTTCTCCAGTTATCATTTTTTGTATGCACTTGTGAAGTACCGTGATAATTCATTCCTCTAAATAAAATAGCTCTATTTGGTTTAAAACCAATCATGTCTTGTATAATAAATTGATTATTTATTTTTTTATAAAATGTAGTTCCATCATACAAAGAAATAGGGCCTTCTAAATAAATTAAACAATTCCAGTATGATTTATCCTGGTGAATATATTTATCTTCTCTATTTTGATTAGAAACAGGTGTTTTTCTTTTCCTAAAATCGCAAACTACATTTTTAAATTTTTTTATTTTAAAAAAAACTTTTTGTATTTTATTTATTAAATAATTATGGGCATTAATATTAAAAGTATGAAGGGCACAAGTTTGTAGTTGTCTTTTATGAATTGTTGGTTGATAATAACATTGATTTGCAATGTTTTTGTATTCTTTAATTTCTTCTTTGTTAAAAAAATTGTCTTTTATAATTTTCATTTAAGTTTTATTGTTATTTCTTTTAAAATAGAATCATAATTAAAATTAGTTATTTCAAAATCAACTTTTTTAGGTTTTTCAAATACTTTATTGGTATCTTCAAATCTTCCTTTATTAATGGTATTCATCCAAATTTTCATATCGTAAAATGATCTATAAGATTCAAATGGACATACAAAGTCTACAACAACATGATTGACTGTTAAATCACACATCGTCATCATTCTATTTGCCTGTCTTCTTCTACCATTTTCTGTAAAATCCCAGTCTTCAAATAACTTTCTAATATCATCTGCATTAAAGTAAGATATCTTTTTGCCTTCTATTAATTTCTTTGCAAAAGTAGTTTTGCCTGATCCTGGTAGTCCAAAAATTAAAATTTTCATTTTACTTCATATTAAATATATTATAATATAAGCAAAGTAAAGAAATGAAAAAAGAATATAAAATTATTGATAATTTTTTAACAAAAGAAATTTTTTTAAATATAAAAAATGTGTTAATGAGCAGTGATTTTGAATGGCATTATAATTTTAATGTTTCACAAAAAAATCGTAATGATGGTTTTTATTTTACACATACTATATTCAAAGATAATATAATTTATAGTAATAAATTTAATTTGTTTGTTCCAATTTTAAAAAAACTAAAAGTTAAATCTTTGATAAGAATAAAAATTAATTTATACACAAAAACTGATAAAATTATAGAACATGGTCAACATGTTGATTATGAATTTAAACATAAAGGTTTTATATTTTATATTAACACAAATAATGGTTTTACTCGTTTAACAGATGGAACAAAAGTAGAGTCTATAGAAAACAGAGGTTTATTTTTTAATAGTAATAAAAAACATAATAGTAGTACATGCAATGATGAAAATAGAAGAGTAAATATTAATTTTAATTATTTTTAAGAAGGCATTTACAATTTTAATTTTTAAATATATAGTAAAATACAAATGATAGTTTTAAATCAAATTTCACAAAACGAAAATTATTCTCATAGTTTATTTGTTACTTATCCAAGAACGGTTCAAATTTCATGTGGTGTGTATGACAATTTAGTTGATATGCATAATATGTGTGTAATGATTTCACAAAATATAAATAAAACAGAATTGACTAATGTTTATGGTGGAAAAACACCTTGGGGTTTTTTTAATGATAAACCTGAATTTATAAGATTTATAGATTACTTGGTAGATAAACACAAAAACACAAATTCTTTTTTTGATAAAAAAAATTGGTATGATAAAAAAATTGAATTTGATTCTTGGGGGAACGAAATAAAAAAAGGGGATAGTGTCATGATGCACATACATAAAGAATATCATTTAATTCTCTATTTAACAGAAGGGGCTCCATTAATTTTACCTGAATTAAAAATTACTATTCAACCAAAAATAGGGTCTTATTATTTATTTCCACCTTATATATTACATGGTGTAGATAAAGTTGAAAAAGATGAAAAAACTAGATATTGTTTAGTATCAAACTTGATAGAAAAAAATGATTGGAAAAAAACTAAATGGCTAAAAGAAGAATTAGATGCTAGAGAGAAAAAATAATATTAAAGACTTTATTGGTATTTATGATGGATATATTCCAGATGGAGCTTGTGATGAAGCTATAGAATTATTTAAAAAATATGAAGAATTTAATAAAGTATTTTCAAGATTTTCTTCTGAAAGAGCAACTCAAGATTTTAAAAATGACAAACAATTATTTTGTAGTCCAGAAACTTTAAATGAAGAAAGTTTTAATGTTAATAAATTAAAAAATTTAATGGTAAATTTTGACATAGCTTTAAAAAATTATTTTTTAGAAACAAATATTAAAAATTATACTTCAGAGGATATATTAACTGATTATGTAAAAATTCAAAAAACAATTCCAGCTCAAGGGTATCATGTTTGGCATATAGAACATGGTAAAGGAAGGGAAAACGAAAAAAGAGTTCTTGTTTACTGCATATATTTGAACACAGTAGAAGATGGCGGAGAAACAGAATTTTTATATCAATCACAAAGAGTAAAACCTGTTAAAGGAAGAATTGTAATTTGGCCAGCAGGATTTCCTTATGTTCATAGAGGTAATCCTCCATTAAGTGGAGAAAAATATATTCTTACTTCATGGATAAGTTACAGATAATAAAACTGCATGATCTACATTTTAGATGATTTTTTAGACAAAAATTTTTTTGAATTTTTAAAAAACTTTTCAAAATCAAATCAAGTTAAATATAAACCTCAATATTTTGAAGGAACTTTAATTAAAAACGAACAAAATACTTATGGTTTAAGACATGAAATTAATTTAAATGATAAAATTATTTTTAATTTAAAGAATAAATGTTTAGAAAAATTTAAATATAAAATTGTTGAAATTACAGAATGCGGTTTGGATAGAAGAAAATTAACAAATTTCAAACCTCACGTAGATGATAAAGTCGCTTTAGTTAATTTTTATTTACAAATAGAAGGTCAAACAAAATTAAACCATGGAATAGGTTTTTATACTAACGAAAATTTAGATATTCATATTGGTTTTAAAGAAAATAGAGCAGTATTATTCAATTCAAATATATGCCATACACCTTTGAAAGAAGAAAATATATGGAGAACAACTTTAACTTGTTTTATTAAACAAGGTTATTTTGTTTAATAAATATCCACAGAATTATAAATAGTTGGTCTGGGACCTATTCTTAATTCTTTTTGTTCCAATGTTTCTTCTTTTTTAATTCTTATAAAAGGTAGAGGATTTTCTGGAGTTATGTTTAAATTGGGAATCGCTTCATATATGTTATTATTATCCCAAATATTTTGCAAATTTTTTAAATGAGCCTTATCCCATTCATCTGCAAAAATTTTAATGTTACCATTAAATTTAGAATTTGGACTTTTATCATTATATTCAACTTGATCAAAATCTAATTCATTTCCTGTATATTGTATTGCATGTATATTATTAGATAAATTATTATTCCAAAAATTATCGTCGTTAATAATATAACCTATTGACTGATTTTCTCCATATTGTTTTATGATTGTTTTATCAGCTTTTACAATAGTCCATTTACCAAGTTTCATGTTAATTATTTTTTAAGTTTTTATTATATATATCACAACAATAAAAGGTTGTAAAACACTATTACTCCCACCTGTAAAATTAGCACTTAAATTATGTGAATGACTTTGACTACTTCCTGCAGAACCTGTAGCGACAATGTTAGTATTCGCCACAGTGAACTGTTCAGCACCCATTCCACCTGATGAACCACCCATTATCATTCCAGAATGTGAGTGTGATGGTATTTGATCTGTAGTTAAAGTTGTAGCCCCACTTGATCCACTAATATTTCCAGAATTTGCTACGGTATTAGCACCTCCTGTTTGTGCTAAGTTTTTAGTATTAGATTTATTTACAACTGTTCTATCAGTTAAATCAGGCACGTTAAAATTACCACCAGAACCACCATATGTATAACCAATAACTGCAAATAATGCAGCGTAAGTAGTGGTTGAAACTGATTGACCGTTACACTCTAAAAAACCAGATGGAATTGAAGCTGAACCCCAAGGAATAACTAGTCCTGTGTTTACACCTTGAACACTTGTTAAGTATTCTCCATCCCAATTATATCTTGTTGCTTCGTAATTTGCCATAAATTTAAGTTTTGATTATATATATTAATACTAAATAAGGTTGCAGTACAGAAGATGCAGAACCTGTAAATGTCGCACTTAATGTGTGACCATGTGCTCCTCCTCCTCCGGTATTTGTGGTGCTACCTAATCCTCCAGCAGACCCGTCTCCATAAACACCCATAGATGCTGTTACTGTACTATGAGTATGTGCAGCAATTTGAGATGTAGTCAAGGTTGTATTACCAGCGTTTCCACCTACGTTTCCTGTAGGTGTAACTGTATTAGCACCTCCTGTTTGTGCTAAATTTTTTGTATTAGATTTATTTACAACTGTTCTATCTGTTAAATCTGGTACGTTAAATGAAGCGCCTGCTCCACCATAAGTATAACCTATTACTGCAAATAATGCAGCGTAAGTAGTAGTTGAAACTGATTGACCATTACATTCTAGAAAACCAGAAGGTATTGAAGCAGAACTCCATGGAATAACTAATCCTGTATTAACTCCAGCAAGACCTGTCATAAAGGCTCCGGAAAAGTTTTTAGCTGTTTGCGCGTAATTTGCCATAAATTTAAGTTTTGATTATATATATTAATACTAAATAAGGTTGCAGTACAGAAGATGCAGAACCTGTAAATGTCGCACTTAATGTGTGATCATGTGCTCCTCCTCCTCCTGTGTTACCTGATGTAGTGTTTTGTGCAGTAAAAATATTTCCAAATCCTGAAGCACTATGTCCGGAAAAATTACCAACAGTTCTTCCTTGATGTGTGTGAGAAGGTAATTGAGCTGTAGTTAGAGTAACATTTGCTAAACTCCCTGATATATTACCTGTAGGTGTAACTGTGTTTGCACCACCTGTCTGAGCTAAATTTTTAGTGTTTGATTTATTTACAGTACACCTATCTGTGCAATCTGGAACATTAAAATTAGCACCAGAACCTCCATAAGTATAACCTATGACTGCAAAAAGAGCTGCATATGTTGCAGTTGATACTGATTGTCCATTACACTCTAGAAAACCAGAAGGTATTGAAGATGATGTCCAAGGAATTATTAATCCTGTACTAACACCTTGTATATCTGTAAGGTTAGAACCGTTAATTGCGTATCTAGTAGCTTCATAGTTAGCCATAGGTTATTTATCCCTATAAGTCCAACCTACTGTTGCATCGCCTGAATATACTAAAGTAAAACCAGCACCTTCTGTATTAATAACAAGATTTTCAGCTGCATTTGCTATGTTACTTGAATTCCTTCCAATAGTTAAAGGTTTGGTATCAAATGTATATCCCGCATCAACAACAGAAACTATGTCTCCTGTTGCAGGAGAAGCTGGTAATGTTAATGTAAATGAAGTTGTAGCTGTGTTTGCAAGTATTGCAGAACCAGGTTGAACAGTTGCAGTTGTTGTTACAGTTCTCCAAACTTGTTCCATATGAGCAAGATTAATATTTGTTGCGTCAGAATATAAAGTATATTTATTTCCTTGTGCTAATTTAACTCCTGTTCCTGAAGTTGTTTTAAAAGTAACGGTATTTGTTCCATGTACTATTTGATTATCTACAATGTAAATTTTTTCAATTCCGTCTGGAACGTTAATATTAATATTTGTTGTAGGTGTTCCTGTAAGTTGAAGAACAGCATTTTTACCATCAGATGTTGCTCCATTTGTAAATGTAAGTGTTAAACCTGTTGTTGCGTTTACTGCAACTGATTGATAACCAGCTATTGCTTGTTGTAAAATAACTAAATTTGTATTTGTGATATCACCCCATGTTCCTGAATTTTCTCCTGTAACTTGGAGTTCTAGTTTGAGGTCTGTAGAATAACTTGATGCCATATTTTAATTCCTTATACTATTTATAAAACCTATGCAGCTGTGTCAATCTCTGTCCAAGTTGCATTAGTTCCAGTACTAACTTCTGTCCAAATTTGATTATTAATGTTATTTAAAGCAATAGTCAAGCCATTTCCAGTAACATCTATATTGGCATTTCCAGTAATAGAAACACTATTTTGAGCAATACTTAAACCTATTCCTACAACATCTACAGGAGTTAAAGGAATAGCATTAACAGAATTTAAACTTAAATTTAATTGAATACCAGATACATTAGCATCAGGAGAAGGATCAACATCACCTTCAATAATTGTTAATTGTTGACCATTTATATTTACATTAGCTGTTCCTATTACAGTAACACTATTTATGTTGGCAGATAATAATTGACCTGTTAAATTTACATTAACATCTATAACAGGTGTAACCGAAGATAAAGATGCAGTTAATTGTTGGCCTGTTAAAAAAACTGTAGTAGCTATATCTATATTAATATTTCCTATAAATGTATTTAATTCAATTCCAGAAACAATAGCATCAGGAGATGCATCTACATTTCCTTGTGTAACAGTTAATGATTGACCAGTTGTATTAATGTTTGCTGTTCCAATAGGTGTTACAGAATTTAAAGAAACAGATAATAATTGACCAGTTAAGTTTACATTTACATCTATAATAGGTGTTACATTTCCAATTAATGCATTTAATTGTATTCCTGAAACAAATGCATCTGGTGAAGGATCTACAACTCCTTGAACAGTAGTTAATAATTGTCCAGTTAAATTAACATTAACATCTATGATTGGAGTTACAGAAGATAAAGATGTAGTTAATTGTTGTCCTGTTACATCTACAGCAATAAGTGGAAAAGCATTTACGCTGCTTAAAGAAGCAGTTAATAATTGTCCTGTAACATCTATAGATGCATTTCCAGTTACAGTTACGCTATTTATAGAAGTGGTTAATGATTGACCTGTTACATTAACAGTGACACTAGAAATAGCTGTTACACTACTTAAAGATGCTGTTAAACCTTGTCCGGTAAGAACAACTGGAATATTACTACCCCAACTACTCTCTCCCCAGGTTCCTCGACCCCAGCCGTCAACAATAGCCATGGAGATCTCCTAATTATCCAGAGATTCTTAAAATAGCTGCTGATGATGTATCTGCTGGAAACTGAATTGTAAAAGTTCCCGATGTTGCACTCTTATCTCCACCAAAGTCTAATACCATTACTGCTTTGTTAGATGATGATGTATTATAAATCAAACATCCTGCTGCAGTTAAAGTAACTCCAGTAAAAGATATATCTGCAAAATCTATGAAAGCAACGCCACTAGAAACAACTGGTGATACGTTTGTTAAAACTCCACCACCTGTTACGTATTGACCAGTATTAGCAACTTCATTTGTTGAAGTGTAAACTGTTGTCGCTGAATTTAGTGTTGCTGCAGATGTGTAAAGAGCAAGTTTAAAAACGTTTCCAGTAGCTGCAGTAAAATTGTGCTGCGCCTGAAGTAGTTCGCCTTTAAACGAATTTGCAACTGCTTGTGTAATCGGCATATTTATCTCCTAATTATATTAACCTTGTTTTTGGATCTGAGGAGCACCTTCTTGATACTCATCTCTTCTCCTTCTTCCCATTTGTTCAATAGAGAATCCTTGTAACGCTGACTGATACTTTTGTTCGTAAAATTGTATCATGTCTGCCGGACCCTTTAAAAAACCGTAAGCCTCAACAAGGCATGCATATAACAAGCCAGAGGGAAATTGCTGACTTAAATATGTTGTCGTATTTGTAGCAGATAATCCTGCTGGCTTCAAGGTATAATTTAATTGCATGGTATATGTCAAGTCTGGAATTGGTGCTAAAACAATATTTTGTTCATCCCAATAACTAAAATATTTAGGTAATCCTTGTGCATTAGAGGCATTATATTCATTAATAAAGCCAGTATCTCTATATTCTACAATGGCATTGCTACTATAAACAGAAGATGGAATAATTTGAGCTTCTCTAATAATTAAAGTTTGGTCTGTAAGTAATGGTGTACTTACATAAGGTTGACCTGCAATAATAGTTGCTGTTGCATATTTTCTATTATTATCAGAATCTACATCTCTTTGAATTCTCCATTCAGCGCTTTCAATAAATCCATCTACAATTGTAGATGTAAATACATTGGAATCTACTTCTGTGTAATCTCTAATTTTTTGTACTAATTCTGAATATGTCATATTAAGCCTGTAATGTAACTGGACCTGCAGAACATTGTGCTCCACCACCAGATACGTTTCCTGTTGTTGCTGTACTTGTACTTAAGAAATAAAAATAATTCAATGGATCACTTACGATACCAGATGAATCTATTTTTCCAACTGTAATTGTAAATCCATTTGCATTTGAAATATCTGTAACACCATCAAATGAAGGAACTAATTCAAATGAAGTCTCGCGCGCGGGCGTGCCCGGGATTAATACTTCAGGTGGTCCTCTAAATCTAACCACGTTGCCAGTAGATCTTCCATGATCTTCTGAATAAACATTAATATAAGTAGAACCTGCATACTTAATTGTAGTAAATGGATTAGGTGTAAGTTCAATAATGACAGGTGGTTCTGTTCTATCAGGATGAGCATATTGTAATCCTTCAGGATCAGCATTATGTGGTTTGGGTTCTAATTGTGGATGCTTTGGTTCATATTCAGTTATATGAACCCATGATCCATTCCATTCTTGTACCATTTCAGTATATGGAAATCTTTGACCAGATCGGTCAGAGATCATGTAAGCATATTTTCCTCTAGATAAATTTCCCATTATGCGCTCGGATAGTAAGTTTTAGGTGTTATGAATGAACTAGAAGAAGATCCATCATTCTCTAATGCTCTTTTTAATTCATCCTCATATAATAATTTCATTTCTTGTCCACGTTGCGGAGCAAATTTAACTGATAAATAATAAGCAAGTCCTGCGCACATGCATGGAACAAATCTATATGGAACGTTTGTAATATTTGTATAAGCTCCAACATCTTGAATTCTTTTTGCGTAATAATAATGCATTACATTATTCACCTGATCAGCGCCTGGTGTTAAATATAAAGTGATTGTAATTTTATCTATAAATCTTTGAACCCAATATTGAGTTGGTTGACCTTCTGAAAATTTTGATGATAGTGAGTTATAAGTTGATCTATCTATTTTAGTTAATGGAAAATCTGCAACTGGAACTTGTTGTGTATTTCTATATGATGCCTCATATATATCATCAGGTCCATAAGTGATTGAATTATAATCATATACTGCAGAATTATCAGCATGAATTGCAGCGGTTGTACCATTTGCACCTCTGACACATCCTGTTATTGTATTAGCATCAGTGTTAGTTCCTGTGTAAGTAATTTGTTCTGATCCTATTAATAATGTTCCTGATGTTGGAAATTGCCAAACAGAATCTAATGTAAGAGTTGTAACGGATGCATTAATTCCACCATCTAAATAACTAAAAGTACCATCTGAAGTTCCATCAGTTGATGATCTATAAATTGTATAAACAGTTTGACCTTCAACCATTGAAATTGAATTTTCAGCAACTTCCCAATAATGAAGTCCCCTGTTGCCCCACTCTTGAAACATAATGTTCAGCGAACGACGCGCGGCCTTCATCTGATTACCGGTATTATTTATAAGACCAATTCTTTCGTATGACTCTTCTATGATCTCATCAATAGTAAAAGTTTTTTCAAAAACGTTAGTGCCTGAAGAGGTAGCCATGTAGACTCCTACTTATCTATAAATAATGTAACAGTTAATCCGCTTGTATTTGAAGCAATTCCAATACCATCTACTATTCCTGTTCCATTTCGTTGTGCATATAAAACTCCATCTTCTGGAAGATTTAATGTTTCAGTTTGATTTGCTCCAACTTGAACTGGAATATAAACTTGTGTATTTGTTGATGTACTTACAGTAGAAGTATCTGATAGACCATTAATAATACAAGCTCCTGAAGTTCCTCCAGCTTGAATCATAAATCCTCTTAATCTTGTAGGTCCAGTAAATAAAACTGCAGTACTTGTATTTGCATCGCATATTACCGGTTTTACATCTGATTTATACATTCCCATATTTTTCTCCTTATATTAAGGAGCCCTTTCGAGCTCCTTAAATTAATTTATTATACGTCTGATATATTGCTTGCTGGTGCATTAACTTGTTTCCAAGTTGTACCATCAGAAAAAACATATCCCGCAACTGATGAACAACAGTTAGAGGTAAATACCAAAGCTCCTCTACTAGCTGTTGCTAATAAAGTAGTTCCTGAATATTGTCCTGATGAAATAATAAGAGTAGTTACATTTGAAAAAGAATAAACTACATTTCCACCTTGTTCAGTATCGTTTGCTCCAGATCCAGCATTTGGATTTGGTCCACCAATAATTCCATTTAATGATACTACTGGTCCTTGAAAAGTTGTGTTTGCCATAAGTGTTCTCCTAGTTATTCCAATACCGTCTCTAGGCCGTCGACTATACGCGTCGATATTAGAAGTTAATGTATAGTAATTGAAATATAGCTGAATTTATTAAATAGCGCAAGGGGTTCCTGCATCGAAAACTCACTTTTCGGATATAAATAGCTAGTTTTTAGCTAGCTACAGAAAACTCAGGAGCAGCTAATTCTACTTTAATTTGTCTATGAGCAATTTCTGCTTCAGACATTTTAATTTGGTTAATGACGTCTTTTATTTTTTCGTCAATCTTAACCATATCAAGAGTGTATTTACCCTCTTGAATGTAGTGTTGCTCCCAATCAAGTTCTAATGACCTTTTTTTCTTGTAAAGGTCTTGAACTGATATCATCTACAACCTCCTCATAGGTTATCCAGCATTTAGATGTTGAAAACATCCTTTTGCTGTCTTTAAGTAATATACCTTTTTTTCCTATTTTGTCAAGGATAGCTCGTTCTATACTTTCTGCACTATCTTCTGCTTCAATATTAAAATCAGCCATGTGACCATAAGCTCTAATCTTTACTTGAAACAGTTTTGTCATAATTTTGTCTTTCTATCAGATTAATGGGGCCCCATAAAGGGACCCCACTAAATAAAAAATGCTTAAATATTAAGCAGATCCTTGTGATCCAAAGATACCTCTAGGGTCAGACCAGCCGAAGCTGTATCTTTCTCTAGCTTTGTATCTAACGTTACCAGTATCAAAATCTCCTTCCATAGCAGTTTTGATAGGTGCTCTTACGAACATCTTCATACCGTTTGGAACGTCAGTTTTGATAAAGAACGCATCAGTATCAGTTAAGAAATTGTTAACCACATAACCTTGTGGAACCATTCCCATTGATCTAATCGCGTTTGTATCGTTATCAGCAGTACCAGTTCTTAACGCTGATTTCATTAATCTTTCCGCAGTGAATTGTAATTCTTTTGGAATGATTAATTTAACACCTTGAGCTGCAATTTTTAAACCACGCTCATCTGTGAACGCATTGATATCAATCAATGATTGTTCAAGAGAAGTTTCGTTTAAGTCAGCTTGAGTTGCTAGCGTGTTGCTGAATGAACCAGCAATAGTTGGGTGAGAAGAGTTTACTAAAGAAACTCCGTCGCCACCAACGTATGATGTACTAAATGCATTATTTAGCACGTTCGCTGCAGTTACCTGCTTAGTGTTTGCCATAGATCTTGCTAATGCTTTTGTATATCTAGACGCAAGTCTATCATACAAATTGTCCTCGATCGCTTCTTCAGTGATCGCGAAAGCAAGAGCTACAGTGTTGTGAGTGTATCTAGCAGTGAAAGTTTCTTGCGCATTGTCAAATACAACTGCAGATCCTTCCGGCTTGATTTCCGCGTTAGCGAATCCAGATAACATTACTTCCTCTTCGAAAGCTCTGTCTGAAGTCTCTACATCGAAAATTTCAAGATGCTGATTCTCGTATCTTTTATATTCCAGGCCGAATAGTGCATTCAATCCTGGCTCTAGTTCTTTAACTAGTTGTCCTCGTGATATAGCCATAATTTATCTCCTATTATATGCCTGATAGTTGTTTGTAGAAATGATTGTTGATAACAGCAGTTACTACTACGTTAGTAGCGTAAGTTGTTGCATCACTTTTCTCATTATTGAAGCCTTTTGAAACTCCAATGATACGCATCTGACTAGTACGTTGCACTCACGTTGTGTGTTTAAATCTCAACTTTAGATACATAGTTAGCTGAAGATCCAGCAGTATAAACGATATTTCCGTTTAAGAAAATATCCGCAACTGGAAGAGTCGAGCTAGCTTGTATTTCGTATCTCTCATAAGGGTCGTCCGACACGAAACCAACAATGTCAGAAGCTGTGTTAGAAGCTGCTAAATTGTTTGCCCATGTAGGTTTTTTTGTAGATTGGTTAGTATAGAATACTCCGTTCAGTGAACCCAATATTTGCACGTTAGAAGAAGTAGCTACCGTAATGTATCCAGTTGCCGCTGCTGTTACTGGATCATTTTGGTAAATAGCTGAACTACTTGCCGCAATATTATATTCACTTAAACCTTGAGCGTCTCTATTCTGACCAACTTTGCCTATCGGTAATAAACCGAAAGCTGCATTTGGGTTAGCCATAGTTTTTCCTTGTTTAAGTTTTGATTTAATCCGTTGGTATTACCAAAAAATTACTTTTTGTTCGTACCACCGAAAGTTACACGAGTCTGCCTCTCACTATTGATTGGCATACTTGGGTGCTGATCCTTGTAGACATCGTTGTTAATTGCGTCTTCTCGTTCCTTAGTCCTTTTTGCAAAGTACTCGTCACGAGCTTTTGCGAGTTCTACCGGTATCCTTGCCAGCGCAAGGCCACCATGTCCAATTACACCTGCGTATTTTCCTTCTTGAATCGTTGAGTAAGTTTCACCTGGATATTCATCAGCTCTCACTAATTCAAATCCTGATCTTAACTTATTCGAAACGTTTTTAGAGTCATCCTGACCTAAAATTTCAAGTCGAATCCAACGGTGTTTAAATCCGTCTTTTGGGCGCGGTGCATCCAAACTTGATGGTGGAGTCCAAGTTGTAGGTCTCTTTTCAGTAGCCCTAGTTTGGCTCGCACGTGGGGTCTTCATTTTATCGTTTTCCATATGCCTATACCTCCTTCGTGATATTTAATTGTTTCGCATATTCTTCCAATGGCACTCCTAATTTTTTGGCGATAGCAACTTGAGAAGGGGTGAGTCTCACAGTTTTGCGACCTGGCTTTACACTTCGCTTCGCCGAAGCTACTACTTGTGTCGGTTTGGTCGTTTCCGTAGTTGCATTATTAGCAAATTTGTGCGGGAATTCAAGTCTTATTCTTTTATCAATTTCCGCATAATATTCGTCGCTTTCAGCATCGTAACCTTCCTCATCAATTAACTGTCTATGGATGTCAAAAGCTGTATAAGTCATAGGTTTATCTTTACCAAACCATTGGTTTTTCTCTCCCCATGCTTCTGCTCTTGGACTTCCAACAGGCGTATTTTGTCTTGGAACGTTAACTTCTGAAATTGTATTTGGTTGCTTAACTGGCTCTCTCGCCGCAAGTTCCTTCATTTCTTGAAGTCTTGCTTCTTCGTAACCAAGTCTTGCAATTTCTTTTTGAGCTTCAATTTCTATCGCAAGATCACCTGCTTCTCTAGCAAGTCCTAACTTGCCTTTTGCAGCTTCTAATGCAGATATAATTTTAGCTTCTTTATCTTTTAAAGATGTCGTTTCTAAAGAACTAAATCTTTTTGTAAGTAGTTCTTTTTCAGCTTTCACTGTTTGTGCATAACGTAAAGCTTCTTCTCTTTGACGTTCTGCTTCTCTCATCTTTTTAGTTAGTTTTGCAATTCTTCGTTGCACACCTTCACTGTAATCTTCTAATTCGTCTTTCTTAGCCTCTGGCTTCTCGCTGCTTGTCTCTAGCTTCTCGGAGCTAGCGGCAAGGGGCTTTTCTTCTTTTTCTACTTCTTTGACACTTGATTCTTTTACTTCAAACTCAGGTTCTGGTTTTGCTGTGTCTTCAAACTCAACATCAACCTCTGGTCCTGAAGTATCTATATCAACTGTTTTTTTGCTTTTGTCTTCTGGCATAGTTTCCTCCTATGTTTATATATAGTGAAGTACAGATTCAGGATCAGGAATAGTTCCTAATACTTCATCATCGTTTAATATACGAACTTCACCGCCTTCGATTGGTAGTCGTGATCCCGCGTAACGCGCGAAAATAACCCAATCGCCTTTTTTGCACCATGGGCCTGTCGGATATTTTTCTTTATCGTAATAGGCTAACGGTCCAATCTTTAAAACATAACCGCAATTAGTTGCGATTCGTAATCTGTCTAATGATTCTTGTGAAATAATAATTCCACCAGATGTTTTTTCTTTTGGTGTAAATGGTAATACTAATAATCTCCAACCAGATGGAGTTGGTAATTCATCAACTACAGATTTTATATTCTCTGGATTTAATGGTTCAGTTTTATTTTTATCTTCTTCTTTATACTTTTCTTCAAGACCTAGGTTTATCTTTGGGATTTCCTTTTCCGAGGTCGATAACGTTTCCTTTTTCATCATTTTGCTCCTTCTTGTTTAGCAGGTTAGAGATTTCCTGAATTACTGTTTGGTAGGCATTTGCCTGTCCTTGCATATACTTGTATTTTTCCATACTGTCAACTGTTCCAGATATCATAGCATCCCCAATATTTTGGTAAGAATCTCTGATAAATTTTTGCAGTTTTGTTATAAATGTTACAGCGTCCATAGCTTTCTCCTTTGTTGGTTATATTAACAGTTCCACTTTCTAAGTGACTTATTAATTCTTGAATTAGGGTCTCTTGCAGTTTTAGCTGAAGTTAATCTTTTTTTCATCCCGCTCATGCGCGCGCAGAACGATTTTCTTCTATTAGCAGCTTTAGAACCTTTTTTTAATTTAGATGGTTTTGTAGTTACAGCCATTGAAAGTTTTGATCCAGGATTTGCAGCTCTATAAGATGCAATACCTTTTCTATTTAATCCACCTGATGGGTTTTTACCTTCTTTACGTTGCCATGCAGGAGTTTTACCACCTGATGCCATCATTGCTCTACCTTGTCCTCTTAATGCAATATCTCCCATTAAATGTATCTCATAGTTGTCATGTTAATAATTCCACCAGTAGCAGCTTTTTTTCTTTTTGTAAACGTAGCTACGTTTTTAGGTTTTGGTCCTGTGTTTCCTGCTGCTCTTTTTCTTTGAACTGCTGAACGTCTTTGACCTTCTGACATTGCTCTAGCTTTTGCAAGTGGTACACATTTTGGATAGCCTTTTCTTTTCTCTCCTTTTGATCTACCACATGGAGCATATGAACCATCTTTTCTTTTTGATCCAATGTCTACCCATTTTTCAGCGACCCATTTTCTAAGTCCGTTTGCCATATTAATATTTCTTAGTAACTTTTCTTCTATTTTCTAATACTGCTCCACAACCTTTTGCAATGCCACCTTGTTTATAATTAGATACCATTTTTCTTTGTTGTGAAATACTTCCACCACCAGCTTTTCCTTTTCTACCACCAGGTGTTACTTTGCCAGAACAAACAGCAGATGCATACATGTTCGCGTACGCGCTAGGATACACTTTAAATTTTCTTTTAGCCGCTGCTTTTCCTCTTGGACAAAGTTTACCCATTATTTTTTCTTTTTCTTTGACATTCCAGCTTCTGAAAGAGCAATTGCAATTGCTTGTTTTCTAGATTTTACAACAGGTCCTTTTTTACCAGAATGTAATTTTCCTTTTCCAAACTCTCTCATTACTTTAGCAACTTTAGCTTGGCCACCTTTGGCTTTGTTTACTCTAGGAGTTGGTGTAACAAACTTAACATTTTCAACACGATCTTTTACTTTTTTAGTAACGTTTTTTACTCCTTCTTTAACTGCTTTTACCATTTTTCCAGTTTTAGTTTCTTCGTATCCTTTTTTTTCAAGTTTTGTTTCTTTTGCTTCTTCTGCTGCAGATTCTGCTCCTTCGTGCATTTCTGACATATCTTCTGCATATTCAGGATCAGAACTTCCAGCACTAAATTTTTTTCTTTTTACAAGAAGTGGAGATGTTCCTCTTTTTTGAATACCAAATCCAGCCATTATCTTTTTCCCTTCATCATTTTGCCTTTTTTCTTTTCAGGCATTTTAGCAGTCATCATATCTGCTTTTTTAATCATTCCACCTTTTTTCTTGATAACACCTCTACCTTTTAAAACATCTTTAAAAGTAACTTTTCCATCACCAGTTAAATCTGGAAATGCTTTTCCACCTTTTTTAAATTCTTGTCTTTGAATTTTAGCGATACCAGTTCCTCTTGTTTGTTTTCCTAATCCAGCCATTTTATTTTCCTATCCGTTTTCTTGTTCTTTATTTACAGGTCTATTTGCTAAAGTTCTTGCAACAGATTCAGCAGAGCGACCTACCACATAACCGCCCAAACCTATCTGGAGAAGACTCCAGACATCGCCAGGCAATTCAAAGGAGATAATAGCTCCAGTGAATATTTTTATAACTGGTCCTATAACATAGTTCCAAACCAAGATAAAGATCAATACATACATTAGTAAAGGTCTCCAACTTGCTGCAAACCATCCAGCTTTTGCTTCAGCTTCAATAATTTTAGCTGCAGCTTGTAATTCTTGTGTATTAGATTGTAGTAATTGAGTTTGTAATTGTGCTTTTAATTTTTCTTGAAGATCTTTATCAGGAACAGCTTTATCAATTGTATTAAATAGAATTTTTGCAAGTGGTGCAACGGCTCCTAACATTTGAATCATGTTTTAGTACCACTTTGCTGATCTTTTTTTCTCTGGAAGTATGTTTCCTTGACCTTGTACTACATCAGTTTGAGTTTCTTGAGGATTTGACATCTCAATATCTACTCCACCAACTAAATATCCATCTTTACCGGTAAATTTTGAATGATCTACTTGTTTAGATTGGCCAA